CTTTAACAGTCTCTTCGTTGGTTACATAATCTGCTGCGGTATCAATATAATCTGCTGCTTTGGTAATTTTTGATTGAACCCATGCTTGCAGATTACCCTCACCTTTTTTACCCATCTTCTTTTGAAGACGTTTGGCAGCATTAGTAACGGTTTTCAATTCAGATCTTGCCATAGAGTATTCGTGATCTTTCTTTTCTTCACTCATCTTCTTTCTTCCTTGACAATGTGCTCTCTGAGAAAATCCTTTTGGGTTATTGCAATCGATGGACCTTTTATACTTTTGACTCCAACCTTCGGAGACGCCTCCACCATCAGAACTCCCATTAGAGTTCCCATTCCCATTTCCATTCGAGTGATTTCCATTCTTCTTTGTATCTTCTTGTTCCTCTCCGTTTTCTTTGCGGAGCCAACCACCAAGACCCACACGATATCCTGTTGGGATTCGTTTACACTTTTTATCTTTATAACAGTAATAGTGTCCTTGCTTACACCTTTTCATTTTTAGTGTTTGAGTCATTACTATTTAGAAAACCTTGTTTCAGCATTTTTTGAAGTTCTGAAGTTGACCCAACAAAGACTGCATTATTAGTCACATTACCAATCGTTTTCTTTGAATCCTCTTCCACATCTTTGAGTTTCTTTTGTAAGTCAATCAACTTATCAGTGGTATCCGCAACACTCTTAATCAACTGTCCAGCGACCTCATATGCCCTTGGACTGCCCCCTTCACCTGCTACCTCCATAATACCGTTAATTGCCTCTTGACCCTTCTCTATGAGGGAATAGAGATTAGCACGACTATATTCATAGTCTTTCTCAATATCAACTTCTTTAGATTTTACAATCTCTGGTTTTTTCTTAACAGGTTCTACCTCAACAATCTCACTCGTTGTATTGAGTGCTTCATCGATGGAATCATAATTATTACTCATAACAATCAAATATCCTCTTGTCTAGTTGGACTATACTCTTTAGAATCTGGTAAGAAATTCCAATTCTCAGTGAATCCAAAATCATCACCTGGTTCTGCACTGATTGGATCTGGAACAACAGTATATCTCATTTCACGTCTTGCAGTTTGAGTATTTGTATCACTGTAAAGATCTGCCTGAACCTTACGAATAAGTCCATCAGAAGAGTCTGCAATAGGACCAAAGAGATAAGTCTTTGCAGTAAATCTTAAAGTATAAATGAGTGCCCTTCTAGTCTCAAAAGAACCTTCATAATCATCCTGAAAATCAATACTGTCAAGTATAATAGGAATATCTCTTTTCTCTCCGATTGACTCAACTAAGTCAACAGTTAAGTTGAATGATGGTTGAAAGAATGGGAGTATTTGTTCAATGATCTGAAGGGCATCATCATTCAACTTACTAAAGATATTAAGTTCAAACTCAATATTGTAAGGAACCGGCATGAACACTTTTTTAGTTTTATTGTCGGTAGTATCGTTTGCCTTAAATGTTTGAGTTACTCCTGTTTTTCTAGTAGGATCATATTGAATCCTAGTCATCTCAAATGACATTCTTGGAAGAGTAATTGCAATTGATTTTGATAACTGCTCTTGCTCTTGAATCTTTGTCAAGAATTTTTGCATTGGTCCATATGAAAGACCAACCTTAGTCTCATCCAAAACACTACCATCACTTTTAGTGTGTCGAATTGAAATGTTGTTAAATAAAGTTCCAAAACTAATAATAGTTTTTCTTATTATCTCGTGATAAAAATAGGTTCCTAACATTAATAATTACCAAATGGATTTGACTCTGTAAAATCTAATATACCGTCTGCTTCTGTTTCGATTTCTTCATTGACATCATATGGATTGTCATAACTCTCATCATCATATTGCGAAACAACATATCTGGCGGAAGAAATTGATCCGACGATTACTTCACCTACACCAAACTTACCAGTATTTAGTGATACTCTAACATTGGTGACAGGAGGATTTCCTGGGAATGGAGATACTGTAGTTCTAAAGTCTCTAACTCTTGCTGTCGTTCCAGAAGTCTCTCCGGTAATAATTTCATTATAAATGAAGGTTCCAACACCAATCGTAGAGAATCCTGCAATAGAAACCGTTGGTGCTTCTGTATACCCAATACCCGGATTAAGAATTCTGACTGAATCGATTTCAGTATCTTTATTAATCCTAGCAATAGCTGTTGCAGTTACTCCAGTTCCAGGTCCGCTAATAGTTATCACAGGTGCAGATGCATATCCTACTCCCCCATCACTAATAGTAATGCCACTTACACTAAACTGTGTTCCACCAATTGAACAAGTAGCAGCTGCCCCTGTTCCCCCTCCACCGGAAATTGTAATCGTGGGTGGAGTTATATATCCTTTACCACCACTTGTAAGTTCTAATCTTAATATGGATTGGACATTTCCGACACTTGTCGTTATAGCAACTGCAGTTGCCGGGAAATTTCCACCACCAAGATTTGGTGGATTAGAGAAAGTTACGGTTGGTGCTGTTTGATATCCAGAACCATCGTTATTTAAGAATATTTCACTAACTGCACCTGAGGAAATCCCTGCAGTTATTGTTGCCGTTCTTGCAGTTCCAACAACAGTCAGAGAAGTAATGTATCCTTCATCTTCTACAGTATTATCGACTTCTTCAATTGCAGTATCAATAAGTTCGTTTTCATACTCATAAAGTTCACAACTTAGTTCGTAAGTATAACTTGATCCTAGTTGATAAAATGGTTTTTCGTGTTCAACTCTTTTAATTTCAAATAACCTCTCACCAAGAGGAAAATAAATTAAATCACCTTCCTTTGGTCTTGTAATTAAATCTGCAAAGTCATATTCGGTAATTCTTCCTTCTCTAATACCCGAAGAAATACCTTCCAGAAACGGTGCAATAAATTCTTCATATCTTTCTCTGGATATTGTCAAACTTATTTCATTTTTTAATCTAAGACCGAACTTGGTCATAATATCACTATCAGGAGCATATCCATCATAATTATTGATATACGCCTCAATCGCAAAAACATCATCAAATTTCGATGATTGTATTTCTCTTATGATATTATCAGTTTTAAAAATTTTTCTGGGTAAATAATAAACTTCTATTCCATATATTTTTAGTTGCTCATTGATTAAATCTTGAACAAGAAACTGTTCATTTGTCGATCCTTGCAGAAAAAATGGATTTAATGTCATTTTTATTATCCAATCATATCCATAGGTGGCAGTTCATAATCGGATGACATTCTTTGCTTTATCTCATCCAATTCTCTTTGTCCGTCTTCATATATAGCTCTGCCATTTAGTTCGACACCACCTGGAAGTTTTACTCCCTGAAACTTAATCAGATTCATACCCCATTGTTTTTTTATTGCCGCAGTTAAGTATTTTTTGACAAAACTATCGTTGTATACTTTTGAGAAGTTTGCGGGATCCATTGCCCTGTAGCATTCTATAACGAGAAAAGTATTTGCCTCTTGTGCTCCCCAGTCAATATCAAGATACAGTCTATTTTGCCTTTGATTGAATCTAATCTGCTTGTCTGTTGTCAATAGCATATCAATATCTTCCAAATAAGATTTGGTCATTGAATATGTTAATAAATCTACAGAGTTAAAGAAATATAAATCATTCAAAAATAGTTGATATTTAATACTGAACATTCCACCAGAAATGGAACTAGTATCAAACTTAAATATTTTCTCAATACCAATTACGGAATCTGGAACTTGAATAAAGTTTGAAGTCTCATAAAAATTGGAAGTAACCGTTCCAAATCCAGCAATATTGGTTGAGGTTCCTGTTGTAGTAACAATGCCAACACCGGTCGTTGTAACTCCAACAGAACCCGATCCAGATCCTCTACCACGATTAATATCATCTTGAGTAATCTTATATTTAAGATAAGTTTTTTCTACACCATCAAAATGTCTCTCATTAAAGTATTGAATGGTATCATCAAGCAAATCATCAATTTGCTCATCTGCAACGTTTATTTCTAAAACTGGTGCACCAAGTTGTCTTAAACAATAGTCTTTTAGTTCTTGTCTAGTAGTTGGTTTTGCCATCAGTAAATACCTCCATCAATAAGTCCGGCAGTAAGTGTTCCTGCAACAAATACATCACTCGAAAATGTTGCAATACCAACAAATGTTGATAATCCAGCAACATTTAAATTTCGAGAAAGTAGTAAATCACCAGTAGATGTTAATGTGGATGCAGCACCCGGATATCCTGCTTCAAGACCACTTCTGGCAGTGATCAATCCAATAGCATCAACGTTTGTTACATCTTCGTATGTTAATGTTCCTGCAATAGAAACATTTCCAGAGAAGGAGGCATTGCCTACAAATGTCGAGATGCCTTGAACGTGCAAACTGGAATTTGCATCTATTGCTCCACCAAATGTTGATAATCCAGAAACATTTAATTGATCAGTATCTATTGTTCCTGTTATTTCAATGCCATAATCTGTAGTTTGGAACTTTCTAGAATCATTGAAGAAAAGTTCGACTCCCCCATCTTTGGTGAGTCTTGCCATAACCTCATCAGTATCTGACAGAAGTTCAATAATATTATTAGATTTTAACCTAAGATTACCTTCTCCATCATCAAAGATGTAACTATGAGATCCATCATGGAAAATCTGTAGATCTCCCTGTGCAGAGTTGCCAAGTCTTAACGCATTTCCGTCACCAAGAACAATATCTGCATTTACATCCAAATTAGATCCAAATGTAGATACACCGGATACATTTAAATCATCAAGTTCAGTGTGTCCATCAATATCAATAGAAGCATTAATATCTACGTTTGATGCAAATGTTGCTAATCCGACAACATTTAAAGTTTCTGCAATATTGGTATTATCTAATTCTGTTCTTCCATCAACATCTAAAGTACCATTAACATCTAGTGTAGTGCCTATGGTGGCAATACCTGTTATATTGGCATTACGAGCATTAAACTCATCAAATGTTAAATCATCGGCGACATATAAGTCACCACCAACATAAAGATCACCACCGGTTGTTGTAATACCACCAGCAGATGCTAAAGTAGTAACACCAACAGACTTAAATGTAGAATTTACTGTTGTTTGATTTAGAATATCAACTGCGGCATTAATATCTAAATTGGAAGCAAATGTTGCAATACCTGCAACAGAAATTCCACCACCAATATTTACTTGCTTTGCGACTCCAATTCCACCTCTAACGACTAAAGCACCATTTGCTGGTGCCGTAGAGTTGGTCGTATTTGAAAAGGTTACAATACCTGCAATATTCAAGGATGACGAATCAATCGTATTCGTCATATAGAAAGATTCTGTGGCAAGATCCCACACAAGGATCATACCATCTCTAGTTTTTAAAGTAGAATCTACGTCAGTTAGGTTAACTAATCGTGTCGGTGGTGCAGAAGCATTAGATAATACACGGATTACATTCTGAGAACCAATCCTGTCGTTAATATTAGGCATTACCTGGTGACTCCCCCTCGTACTAGTGCTGCACCTTCTACAGCTTTGTATTCTCTACCAGCATTTGTAATTTTTACATCAAAGACATATCTACCAGGTTTTAAACTAACAGTTTGTGCGCCAGTTAAAGAAATTGAAATGATACCTAGTTCAGGACTAGTGATGGTAGATCCAAAAGATACTGCTGTAGTTGCACCATAATGTTTTCTGATCTGTGCAGTTGTTGATGCATCAGTTAAAATCAAAGGCGAATTGGTTCTAGTGTCTTCCAATTGAAATGACGTATCAAAATCATATCCTTGTTCAATCACAATATTGGATACATAAACAGCCATTATTTTATGATGCTAATATACCTCTAGCTATTTATATTAATTGTAGAGGCTAGTTATTTTTGAAGCAATTCTCTAAGAAGAGTTTTTATCTCATCAATATCTTTTCTCATATCATCCAATTCCTTTTTACGCAAATCTTTTTGTACTAAAGAATTGACATATTGGTTATAACCGGCAGTATCGCAGTTTACGATAGCACCGGTATTTTCATCTCGATAAAGATTTGAGTGTCCTTCTACTTTTATCATCTGAGTGCTATAACTCTAAGATCTGCAAAACGAGGTGCTTGTGCTTGATTAGAACTTGACATTACAATCTTAATTCCATAACCAGTGAAGAGATCTAGATTATCAACAGTAAACTCATACTCTAAGAATTCTCCGTCTAGACTTGCTCTCACTTTTCTATCGGGCAATCCACTATTTCTGGATGGATCAACAACTAACAGTCCTTCGGTTGTTTGTTTCAGATTATTATATCCTGGGAACAACTCATAGGATTGTTCGATTTCACTAGAATCTGCCTTTATAGTTGTATAAAGAACTCTGAAATCGGCATCTCCGGGTCTTTCTGCAGCAATGATAACTTTAAGTCCAGATGCAGGGTTTTGGAGATTAGTTATGTTTGAATAATATACCGATGCGTGTGGATCATCAAGAACGGAATTCACTCTATTATCACCAGGATAATTTGTGATTGGTTTGTTGATTCGATTCAAATTAAATACCGATCTTGCCGATTCTAAATCCAGTATTGGAGAAAGTGCATTATTTGGATCACTGGAGTTAAAAGTAATTGCAGTCGTAAATGATTTCTTTCTCGGTAAAGCGGTTAGATATTGATCTTGATTTACCTCAGATGCAACCATTCGAACAGAGTTTAAAGCATTGAGAGAATTGAGTTGAACATCTTCATATCCATTATCATTGAAAGAAACTTCTGTGCCATCAACACTTGTTGAACTTACAGTTCTAATTTTTCCAGTTACAGAAGTTGTTGATCCTGGTGTCAGAATATCGTATGAAGGAATTACAGAATCATACATCAAGTTTTCTGATGCAGTTACTTTATTTCCACCTACTAACTTTTCATCATTGAATGAAAGTTGTGGAGCATTTGCAGTTGCTCCATCATTTATTCTACTATTTCCTTTAGTGCTTGATCTATCAATCTTAATGTGATAACTATCAATGTCAATTGGTGCAACTATGGATGTAGTAATACCATTGATTCTTCTCAGTGAAACTCCACCAAACTCATATTTTTCTACAACAGTATTTGAGAAGTGATTAACGGAGATAGTTCCATCGATAGCTCTGCCACTTGGAGAAATGCTTAGTGTTCCACTACCAACATTATTATATCCAATAATCTCATTTCCAATCTTAACATATCCAACATATCCTGCACCAACTGGTCTTCCTTCAAAAGTCGTAAAGTTCTCAGTAGAAGCAACACTAATCGTTGATACTTCATCAAGTGTTACTTGAGAAGTCAATACTGTTGCTGGAACATCTGATTTAATGTTATTAACTACAACTTTATTAGTAGTCGAATACATTCCGTGATTGAAGTGGTCTACCTTGAAATAATCTCCCGAATAGACACCCCCATTTGCAGAAGCAGAAACGATATTAGTTCCTGCGGCAGAAACTATAGTGGTTGCATCACTGTAGTAACTTACGGCAGCACCTACAGCAAACTCCGTTCCACTAGTATTGAACTGACCCTGTACATTTGTGAGGTACAGTGTATCCACACCATTGATTGCAGTAATCGTTATTCTTGCATCTCTACCAGTTTGAGTTGAGGTCGTTGAAGTTTGAATACCTACAACATCACCAACTTTATAACCAGTTCCAAAGTCTGGATGGACAGTAGAGTGTGCTACACCAGTAATAACTCCACTGGAGTTTGTTGTTATTCTGAGTTTGAGATTTTCTCCCTCACCAGAAATATTATAAGTGCTCACAACTTCATTTGTAACACTTGCTGGATAACCAGAACCAGCAGTTGTGAGTCCGACTGTTGAAACTGAACTACCCTGTCCAACAACTACTGCAGATCCTCCATTATTATTGACACCTGCAAGTTTTCTACCAACAGTTACAATGCCAATAAAGTCACTATTGGTTGTTGTCACGATACCAATCTTTCCTTTCTTGGGAAGAGTAGTAATTGGATTGTTGATCAATTCGGGAACATAGGTATTACTTTCGTCAAGTGGTGGATTATAGAAGTATGCAGTTCCTTGAGTTGAAGTAAACTCTGCTTTATAAAGTTTGAACTTAAGATCTTGATTTTGGTCTGTAGTCCAAATAGATCCGTTTTGAGACTTGAAGAGTGATCCAAGAGCAAATTGCTTGGTGTAAATGACCTGATCAACATCTGGAAGTTGTTGGGTATTTACTGTCTTATTTCCCATAACTGCAGTCCAGACTTCATATTCATCACTTTGTTCTGAAACTAGAACAACTGCATATTCTCTACCTGGTGGCAAGAAGATGGGTTCCGGGAATCTAACATTTGTTGCAACTTCACCTGTGGAAGATGTTTGAATCAGTTGAGTTTCAACTCCATTTTCGTTAATGGTTCTGGGTCTAAGAGTTACTGGAGTGCCAATGACTTCAAGTGTTGGTGTTCCAAGTTGAGTAGATCTTATTTCAACCCTTATAGGAGCATTTCCACTATCTATAGATGCAAAATATAGATCTACTGAGGTTAAAAATACTCCATTTACATCATCATCAGTATCAATATCAGATTTGACTTGAATATTTCCACCAACTGTGAAAGTTTGTGCCAGTGGGTCTGCATATGTATTTGTGGTAACGTTTCTTCTTGTGGTAGTGGTTAATGAAGTAGTTAATGAAGTTCTTAAATTGACAGTATTGGAAATACTTACATTAGTTCTAGTAGTTTCTCTTGCTACTGTTGCTCTAAACTGCAACAAGGTTGCATTTGCACTATAGTTTGTTTCTGCAAAAGAAACGGAATTGCTACCCGGCAATCCAGAAGCATTTGTTGGGCTGGAAGTGAGTCTGTAAGTTTTTGTTCCTGTTCGTATTCTAGTTGATGGTCTGGGTGTTTGATTTGGATTTCTTATAAAGAATGTTCCAATAAGATCTCCATAATTATCAGAAATCAGTCTGTTATTTTTTACAAATGCGATTGCTCCACTAGTTTGTCCCACCAATTGCATTCCTGTTGCAATGTATCCAGAAAAACGACCTTGAGCATTTTGTGAAAGTGATGAAGTATCTACGTTTAGTATTTTTGATGTTGAACTATAAAAATTGCCTATTGCTTCTTTATTGTATGGATCTTGATTGTAAGTTGTTGTTGGATTTCCGAATGGACCAGACTTGTGATTAGGTTTGCAAATTCTAAATCTAATTCTTTCGACACCATTTACAATTCCAACAACAGTTTCACCAATCCTAAATGCTGCAGATGCTCCAAATCCAGTAAGTTGTCTATTATTTGAAATTTCAATGAGTTTTGGAATAATGTCAATTCCACTATTACCATCTAAGAAATGATAATATCTAGTATTTGGTTTTAAGTTTGATGCATTGAACTCAACATTTCTAGATCTCATAAAGAGTTCATCAGGTGTTCCAACAACCTCGTTACGAATGGTCGTATCTACGGTATCAAATGAGAATGACCCTGTTGCAGTGCTCGAAGAGTTTGAAACACTAGTTGAAGAACTAGTTGATCTTCCAACTACTGTATCTACTGTAGATGAACGAACTAACCTTCCCCTACCTCTATTGACAGTTATTCCATCAAGTCGCGTAGTACTTGTCAAGTTTTGTCTCAGGTTTTGACTCAAATTATTAACTAAGTTTACACTTCTATTTTGAGTCCTTACTACACCCCGATCAATGTTTCTATCTGCTAATTGAACTGTTCTAGTCCAGCTGTCAACTTCTGGTTGTAGTTTTATCACCCCATCATATACAACAATGTTAAATGGATTGACATTTTCAACCTTTGTTGCAAATGGTTGCTCTAACCAATTAACTTGATTATATGCAAGAGTTAGTACGTTACCAGTCTTTTGTATGTTCTCATCCAAAAGTTGAAGAGGTGGATTTGAATATTTGTCGAGAGATAAATCCAAATTCTCTGGATTTAAGTCATCTTCAGTTGCAATTAAAGATTCTAAAGAATCACTACTGATATCAGAATTTAATGTTCTAGAGTCTCCATCGACTAATGTTGTTGAGAAGAATGTGTCAAATTTTGATTCATCAGAAAAATCGTCAACAAAAAATCCACTCTTGAATCTATTTCTTCCTTCGGCATCTTGAATCTGTAAAGACTGAGTATTGACTTCAAGTAAAGATAATGTTGTTACTCTTTCCAGATTTTCAACTCTATCTTCAATAAGTCCAATGTCTCTCATTGTATATCTTCTATTATCCGTTAGAATAATATTTGCATCAGAAGGATTGTATAAGTATGCTGGATATGCAATTGTTCCCAATTCCAAAAACTCACCATTTTTTGTCGGTGGCTTTGGATTTTTCGATGATAAACCTTTTTCTACAACAAAATTTCCGAGAATGTCTAAATAAATCTTGTCAATTCTAGGAAGATAAAAACTTTGGTTGATTACTGACCCCTCTTCTGGTGCCAATAATCTTAATGGGGAAGTATTAAATGCCGAAGTTCTTGAGTTGAAATCAAATGGTGATCTATCAGTTGTTACTGTAGGATCAAAAACGGACACTCTAGGTCTAAAATCTAGTGTATCGGTTGCTCTGACAGATCCTCCAATATTTGGAATATCGGTCGAAAATCTATCTTTATCGTAGCTATCAACAGTAAATACATCACCCGTATCATTTGTTGGAACTGTATAATGGTCAAATATAACCATTAAACGTCTTGATGGATCTTGAGTATTTTTAGTTCTTACAAGTCTGGAATAATCATAATACTGATTTTTTTGACCTCTATTCAGTTTGAACTCTTGCGTTATATTGCTAAAGTTTCCATTCGTAATAGAATCTACTTCAGATGTGATTCCAGATTCTTCAAAAGTTACTGCTTCACCTATAGAAAACTTATTTTCGTTCAAATAAACAATTCCTAATTTATTTGCAGCACCAGATGAAGGAGTTGTTGTGTTATTTGTAACGACTCTGGCAACTGCATTGCTTACAGATCCTATGATGTTTTCGCCAATGAGTGCATTTGATCCAACATTTGTAATAACTGGAAACTCTACTACGTCCAAAGTCGGATTTGATGTATTTAAAGATTCATATACGGCAAGAACTTTTACTACATCTGGATAGTTTAAAGAAATTTCTTCATCCTGAACCCTCAAGCCATAATATTCATTATAAGTCAATCCATCATTTTTGGAAGTTGCCGCGTTAGTGCCAGATTCTTTCAATTTAGATCCGTTCACAAATAAAACTCTGCTTCTACTGAAGTTTTTGGTTTTACTTTGAATTCCATTCTTGAGAAAGGTTACATTAACAACAGTATCGTTATTTGATTGGGCACTATCAAGATTTCTTAAGGTGATTGTATTTCCACTAAGATCAAATGAATCGGAAGTAATGGTTCCAATACCTCCACCATTATATCCAACAGAAAATCTTTCTTGATCAAAGTTTACCCAAGAGATATCAGTAACACCACTAATATCACTAGTGTTTAATGTAATAGTATTATCTGAGTTATCGACATCTTGTCCCGTAAGTTGATCAATCAAATAAAGATTGGAATTTGAGAGATCAACATCAGAAGTATTTTGTTCTGGTAATGGTGCAAATAATGTGCCAGATCCTCTTACAATAGGTGCACCTAAGAATCCGTTAACTTGAATATCTGATGTTGGAAGTGCTCCATTGAAAACTCCTGCCACACTAGATATTGCAGAAACCTCAAATGACAATAAGTCCGATGCGATACTGGATATTCTATTGTAAGATTCTAAAGAAGATCCCGATTGTTGATATCTAATAACTGTATCTGTTCTAAGACCTACGAAAGTGCGTCCAGGAGACGTTACTGTCGAAATTCCACCACCAGCAGCAGTAATGACTAACTGAGAAACTGCTCCGGGAAAATCAAACTTATCTAAAATGGAGTCTGCTTTGAAATCATTAGTTCCACTGAAAGGAGTGGTTTGTTTTACAGACTTTATGTTCTGAGTATTGTATGCACGAACTTCGGTTACAGATCTTGATGATTCTACACCATTGATGATTAAAGTTTCACCCTTTGCGAAAGTTCCTGAGGTCTGTCTTAAGAAGACAATATTGGACGATCCATCTGCAGTAGCAAATCCTGTTGCACCAGTGCTCTTTCCTTTAACAAAATATGATTGCTTAATCTGTGATGTAGTTACTGCTTGATTTAATGTAAGTTTTGTGTATGTTTGAATATCATAAAGTCTCAAATCCCAACTTGTGGTTGCATCTGCATATGCAGAATCTGTTAAATTGAAAGAGTAAACTCTTGCCTCACCAATTTGCTCTCCAACACATCCAAACTGCGCGTACAGTGAGATTGTTTCTCTTACTTTTGCTACACCAGTTACATTATTGACTCTTAAAATATTTCCCATTTCAAATGGGACTGTTACGTTTTTAATATCTTCAGTATCTCTTGGTTTTTCTACATCAATGATCGATGTTGATGTTTTTTCAATATCATATCCTTTTACATATGCTTTACCTGGAGATATTTTCAGAGATATAAGATTATCGGATGGAATGTTTCCTTGATCCGTTTGCTCATTAGCAAAGAAGGAACCATCATTTCCTAGTAGATTATTTAAAGATTCTTCTAAATTTAAATCAAAAGGTCTTACAGTATAATCTCCAGATTCATCAAAAGTTCTTTCTGCAAGATAATCTCGGATTTTATTATATTCAGTTTTTGTTGTTATCTTTTTAACTCTTCCATTTTTTAATCTAAGTAACTCTACAAAATCAGTATCATTCGTATCTGTTAATGATTTTTTTGTGAGAGTTAGAGATATTTTTAATCTATCGGCACCTGGTGATGCATAGTTTGAAAATCCTCTTGCATTATCATATAATGATTCGTCTTCTTTTGCATTAACAATAGATTCGGTTATCTTTAATCCAACTCTATATGATGGGGTATTTGTATACTCATCTAAAAGAATTGTTTGATCCGAAACACTTACAAAATATCCCCTTATAAAATAAACTCCATCACCAATTGATGCTGCTGATCCAATGGCAGTTGCATTTGCACTGATTAAGGATCCAAAAGGAGTTCCTGCATTTATAGTCGTATTTCCATACACAACGTTCTCTGTTGCGGACAATAATTCTCCATCTACAAATTCAGAGAACTCGAAGTTCAAATCAGATTCAAGATATTTTACATATAATGTAATATCATTTATATTATTATTTTCCGTTGGCAGAACTACTTTCTGAACTTTTGCAGTAATTCCAGTAACTTGTCCTTGTATCGTTTTTCCGACAAACTTATCAATATATAATGATATGTCAACTCCAAATTGAGTAGAATTTAGTTTAACCGCATAAAACTGCCCATCATATGTTATGTTTCCAGGGATAACCATTGATCCCTCTTTAAACAGATGACTTCCAAAATCTTCAATCTGATTTTGAAGTATTGATTGTAAAGTTGTCAGTTCTCTAGACTGAACAGGATATCCTGGTTTAAATAAAACTTTTAGAAAGTTTTTTGCTGAATCAAAATCGTCATAATATGGGCTGATATTTAAGTTTGTTTTTTGCGACATTTTTCTTTAGAATTCCAGAATAATTTTGATGTCTTCTTTTTGTCTAGAGTCTCTTTCTACAAGAGAACGATTGTCAATGTAGATAATATCTCCTGTGTTTTTATTTATCTCTGGATCTGCAATCCCTCCAGAGAAAGTTACACCCAAACTAACTTGTTTAGATCCAATCGTTGTCGTAATTCCACTAAAATTAATATCAACCGATCCTGAAATAGGAGATATTGTTGTAGTAGTTGATGCAAAACTGACAACATTTGCCTTTGAGGTAACATCATTTCTATCAGTTTGGTCACGACCATTGGCAAAATTTAAAGATCTGTCTTGATAATATTTTAATACTCTTGTATCGATATCATATGATGCAATATATCCTCTCGCAGTTCCACTTAAAGTAGATTGAGTTATTGCCGTACCAACAACAGGAGTTCCACTAAAATCTGAAGTTAACTTGATGGCGCCTAAAGATGAATATTCGTTACCAGTAAAAGTCGTTTTTGAATTATATTTTTCGGGATTTTTTATAATTCCAACTTGAGAAAATTTAGTATCCGTTGGAAAGTCTTTGGTAGAATCGTCAAATCTGGAATAAACCAAAACCTTATCTGCACCCAATTCAGTATAAATGTCATACCCGTGACCTCTAGATGGTGGGATAATTGGAATCAATTTTGCTACATTACTGCCCAGAGAATCACTCGACGAATGTCCAAAATCAACAATTCCAAAAGTATACCCACTACCACCAGAAACTACTGTTGCTTTTGTAATCTGATTTGAAGTATTGACCTCAATATTAACTTTTGCTCCAGTCCCGTCACCCTTGATATCATAAGTTCCTGCTTTATAAATTCCACTCCCACCATCTGCAATATATACAACTTTTATTTGATTATTATTTACAGTCGAATCACCCGCCTCTCTTACACTTTGAATTTGGAAGTCGGTAGATGTTGACCAATTGTTTGGGAGAACAATATATTCGGTAGAGTCGAACTTGATAATATCACTTGGAGAAATGGTAAACAAATATTTCCAAATATATCCATCACCACTTGTTCCAGCAGCAGATGGTTCCAAATCGGTAAATGTTGGCTCATCCTGAGATGTATTTCCAGTCAGATTCGATGACCCCCCAATGTCTCCATGAGATCCATTATAAAGACATATATAAACTCTAAAGTCACTATTAACAACATAATAGTTTGTATCATAAAGTCTTGCACTTCCCGAATTTGGAGTTTGATTAGCAACACTATAGTCATGTCGATACATGTCGTATCTAGTGTTTACAGTCCAAGTAACCTTTCTTACAACTCTTCTAATATTTGAACTGTTTAGTTTTTTGCCAAACAAAGCAGTATTTCTGTAATGACTCAAATATTGTTGATTATCAATAGGACTAGGTGGACTAGATGGAGTATTGCTCCATGAATCTGATCTACCAAATCCAACAGAAGTTGGTCCAGGATTTGATAACCCTAGAAATACATAATATGAATTATTAGCATCCAATACAGAATCTACAAAATTATTGGCATTCGCAATTCTAAATTGGTCTGTTACTATAGCAGCCATATTACACAGTTTTTTAGATATTTATATTGTTTAGTTGAGTGTTTCTGGAAGTGCTCCAGTTTTTCTAAGACCCTCACCCCTTCTTTGAATTGTTGGGAATGTGGATAAACCAACATCAACAGTTTTTCCAGTAACTCCAATAGAAATAGGAGATGATGATCTAGTGATCGATGTAAACAATCCCCAAGAGAATTCTCCAACAATATCTCCACTAGTAGAAAGACCTGTCGTATTAGTTCCGGAATCAATATTGCATGTGACAATTCCTACTGTCCCATCGACAGTTATTGCACCAATATAATAGATATTGTCTAAGAATGTTGTTCCAATGCCAACTATAGCGCTATCAGAACTATCAACTGATGTCACACCCGATCCAACCTTAGTGTTCTTAACAAATATTGGATATCCAACTTTCAAATCATTGCCAAATGCTGTTGGAGATCTATCGAGGAAGAACTTGATTCCTAATGAATGTCCACCTGTTCCTGCAGTAGTTTCAATAGATGTTATTATTCCAGAGAAACCAGAAACAATTTGAATACCTCCCAAGTTTTCATAATTTGGACTAGGTAAAGGAACGATAGTTTTTGGTGCAACAGTGTATCCAAATCCTGGATTTGTAATATTGATTGGAGTGGTTAAAGATCCACCACTTCCAACTGTTACGGTTGCAGTGGCAGTTGTTCCGAATCCAACACCAACACGTAAAGGATTTTGGAACTTAACATTAACAGTAGATCCAGTGTATCCACTTCCACCATTAACAATACTAAGAGAACTGATAGTTCCACCTGCACCAATAGTTGCAGTAATATTTGCTGGTGAAGGATCTTCTTTGCCATCAACAACAATACCTTTCAATGAATTGTATGGTCCAGCACCAAGATTATATGTGAAATCACTTACATCATCAACAAAAATTCTAGAATCTGAAGTTGAAACATCTTTAATAATTTTTGCAGTCGGATATACTTGAGAAATTGTAGATTGTCTTGTCTTGTAGACAAACTCACCATTAATTACTCTATCGGTTTTTTGTTTTGTCCATGACATGGGTTTGTCATTGACTTCATCAACTCCTTGATTAGCATATAAATTTGTTTCAAACTTATCTGAGAAAGAGACATCAAAAATAGTTCTTTG